AATTAAAACAGGTTAGCTACACGTACACGACGGTAGTACTTGTTAGCATTAGCTGTAAGAGCGCCAAGACCTTGTGCAGCTTCGACAGCACCTTCCGCAAATGGGTTTGCAACCATGCCGTAGCGAGTCTTAAATCCGATTTTTGGTTGGAAGGAATTCTCACCAATGGCACGAACCATTTGCAACGGTACGTATGGGCAATAGAACAAGCCAGCATCAAAGGCAGAAGAACCTTTGTAACCAACAACCATGTAGTTTGAACCAGCATATGGATCAATGTATACACGATAGCGGCCGTTAAGTACACCAGCAAATGTGTTGCCTGTGTCATCAACTTCCAAAGAGTTTCCGTTAAGTGCAGGAGTATAATCCAACACACCAGCCATTTGAAGAGCAGAAGCTACATCTGAAGAACAGATAACCATGTTACCTTTTCCACGTCTTGTGTCTTTTGCGATTTGGTTAGCTTCTTGTTCAATTTGGAACATAAGTCCTTTGAACTTCTCAACAGACCAACGGCCGTTTGCATCAACATCCAAATCAAAGATGCCTGCATTAGCAGTTGCAGTAGCACCAGCAGAAGCAGTGTTGTAGATTGTACGAACAACTTCCCGGTTGATTTCTGTCAAGATTTCTGATTGCAGAATGTTAGCCAATTCTGATTCAGCATCCAAGCCGTGAACAGCTTTAAGATCCTGAGCCAATTCAGTGGTGTATTCCGCTTTCAGTGCACGTGACTTAGCAGCAACGGTTACTTTTTCAATCGAGAAAGCCATTTCTGCATAGTTAGTACCAGCACCGTCGCCTAAGGCTTCAGCCGCAGCAGTTGCCATACCTGTACCTGTATCAAACAGTGAAGTATTACCTGTACCTGCGCCACCAGTTGAACCAACCTGTGCACCTGTACCTGCGTGAATTGTATCTGCCTCACCATAGAATGCTTCATTACCTGCCTGTGTATCATAGCGTGAACGCATTGCAAAGATAAGACCTGTTGGGCCAGTCATAGGCTGAACACCACAGATATCATATGCAATTAGGTTCGGCATAGAACGGCGAACAAGTGAAATCAACACTGGATCATAACCAGCAGTTGGTCCACCTGGCGTAGAGCCTGAGCCAAATCCGCCTGTACCAGCATCATTGGTTGGTGCTTCTGTCAGCATGCTCATATTAGCAGACAGATCACCTGATTCATGGAGAGCTCGTTCTGTGTTCTCCAAAATCGTCGCAGTCACGGATTTACGATGACTGTCCTGAATAGGTGAAAAAGATTCGTGCTCAAGGATTGGCCCCCACTTTTCCACAAGCTTTTGATAGTTTGTCTCTGACATATTTCTATCTCCTTGTTAAGTTATTTGATTACTGTTAATATTTATAAAAATTAAATTTTCATTTTCTTGCGTTGAGCGCCTCAACAAGAGCGTTGACAGAAGCATAGTCAGAAACTGTCTTCCCCACCGTTACTTGTTCTTCTGTGATAATCTCATCTTCCTCATCAAGAACATTTTCTTTTTTTGTAGCAGAAGTTGCTTCCGACACAAAGGTTTCTCTGAGAGTGTTAAGATTAGTTGTGTACGCTTCAATGTCCGAAGTGTCTAGTGTCTCAGCAAGAGTACGTAGTCTCTCTTTTTGAGTAATATTCAATTCAGCTGAAGTTTCTTCAAAAATCCTTTCACATTTAAGAGAAGTAATCTCCTTAGTGAGCTCAATATTTTCATTCACGACGTCATTGGCTCTATCGTTAGATTCTGCCAATTCTTCTTCCAAATCTTTGACGATATCAAACTTCTCGTCGTCGATTTCAATGTTATGCTCAGTAAACAGATCTTTCAATCCATCCATAAGCGATTCTGCCATCTCTACCTTAATACCAGCTTCGATTGCAACTTCGTTCTCTGTCATCCATTCATTAACTACATAGTCAAGATAGGAATCAAGATTATCAACGATTTCTGTAATTTTTTCGTCAACAGCTTCAGACAATTCGGTTTCAAGCTTTTCATTAAGCTCTTCCTCGATTGTTGCAACACGAGCCGTAACAGACTCATTAACTGCCGCTTCAAAGACCACAGAGATCTTAGATTTAAATTCTTCTGAAAGATCCATGCCTTCGATGATTTGTTGAATTGATTCCTCAACAACAATCACTTCTTCTTCCACAACTTCAGTTGCTTCCATTTCGGCATCTTCCTTCACTGCACCAGCCTTATCGCCTGCTGCTGGGGTCACTTTATCCATTTTTTCTTCTGGATGACCCTTTTTCTTTTTGTCTTCGCCACCGGCTGGGGTTACAGGCTCTGGTACGCTTGAAACACCATCGTCGGCAACGAATCGTTTTCCTTTTTCTTCTGCCATCGGTATTCTCCTCTGTTCGAATATGAATTATTTATTACTAAAAATATTTATAAAAATCACTTTTTTAACGAAGAAACGAATGTCTCAAACATACGCGCTGCCGTGTTTTCGTCGATCTTCCTTGTGATTATGTTGTATTGTTTCTTAATTTCCTTCTCAATGCTTTCAACCACTTCCTTTACTTCTTCCTGTTGCTGTGTAGGCAACCAGTTATTTGAAGCAATATCATAGTAGTATTCCACGTTTTCCATAATACCATTTACAAAGGCACTAGGTGCCGAAGGATCAGTAACAATATCGACAGTTGCAAGATGAAAATCGTCTTGAACCTGCATGATTCCGTCCTTAGTAGCTTTGACGGAACCTAACCCTCTGGTAGATACACCGATCATAACTCCTTCATCAATGAAGGTTTTTACAATCTCTCCCATAGGGGTACCTAGAATCTTGGCCTTACCATAAAAGTTAGACCCGTCTCTACGCATTTCTGTAATAAGGTGTGATACTCTATCACCATTAATTGCTGGTCCATCTGGATGTCCTAGCTCACCAATAGCTCTTTTCTTAGTAATGAAATCAGTATTATATCTTTGCATTTCTTTTTCAAGAATTTGGCTAGGATAAATTCTACCATTTCTATTTTTGATGTCACCTTGCATAAAGATGCCCTCAATAAAATAAGACTTCTTACCAGTCTCTTCATTGAGCTCGGACCCAACCTCGCAACTTTCGGTAACTTCAGTAATAAGTTTCATTTTTACACACCTTTTAATATTTTTATTTTATTTATAACTTTACTCAGCTTCCTTTGCAAATGCCATAATATCTTTAAAACCCTGTGTATCCTTCATCATATTAGCTTCCATCTCTTTACGATTTTTAGGATTTAGTGATTTCATTACATCATTTAACATTTTGGCATCTTGCGGGGAAACTTTGACTGATTTACCATCTTTAAGCCTCATGGTACCAGCTTTAACACCTTCCACCATTTCTACTTGACTTTCTTCTTTTAATGAAGCAGGTCGTTTGCCTGAAAGAAAGTGATGTAAAGCTTTTTCGTGTGACGCAGCTGTAGATGATTTATTGGCACCAACCGTCCGAGTAGAAACCATAGCTTCTTTTGAACCTTTGTCAGTATCACGTTGGTATACGTGATGGTTTGATGTTGCGCCGGTTTTATTATTTTTAACATGAACATGGACTGTATCGCCATATTCGCCTGGTTCATCATGGTGAGGTACACCAGCCTTTTTCATTTTATTGACTTTTGCAACTACATGATTTGGAGCACCTTCAGACCCACCCTTTTTCTTGGGACCTACAGTGAATGTATAATGTGCATGATCGACGGTACCTTCTTCAAGTGATTCATAATATGAAGAATACATTGGATAGCCAGCTGCAAGGTTGGCAATATCATCATCGTCGTGATCATCATGTGGCTCATATCTCTTTCCTTCAGCATATGCATGAAGTGTTTTTAATTCTGCATGAGCCGAAGCCAATTTATTTTGAAACCACTCTTCAGGATCCATTGCTGTATCAGTCAAATAATCCTCAATTTCACGAGCAGCATATTCAATAAATCTTAACTGCCCCACCATCATGGGAATTTCTTCCGACGGATCCTCAATTAATGGGGCTTCTTCTAAAAAACTTTTGAATGATCTCTTTTCTGGAACTGAAGTCTCTTCTTCGTCTAATTCTACTTCTTCATTCGTTTCCACTTCTTCCATCTTAGGAGAGGTTTCATTCTTTTTGGAATACGCCTGATCATATGCAGTCGTGTCCTGACCTTTCATATAATCACCAAGTCTTTTCTTTGGCATAGACTTAGGCTTGTAGCCTTCTTGATCACCCAAACCTAGCGGATCAATAATCTCTACTTGGTGTTGGTCTTTAAATTTCTTTTCCTCAGCCGGTTTAGGCTCTGCCACCTCGGAAAGAATGTTTTTAAACCTTTTCATTTTTCGATTCCTATAAGCTGTTTATTTTTATTTTATTTATTAAAGTTCGGGCTCTTGATCATTATTATTGTCGGCATCAAGATCTGCATCAGGATCGGGTTCTGATTCCTTTTCTTGTGCCATTCTTTCCTGTTCTTCCTTCCAATCATCATCGTTTAATTGAAGAACATTTTTAACGACCCATTCTCTTGAATAATATGTACCAACATGATCTTCAACTTCTCTCAATGTTGACATACGTTCTCTAAGTATTTCAGCATCTTTGAGTTCATCAAAATAATTTTCTTGAATAAAATCATAACGAATTGAATTTTGTATTTCAGAAAAGTCTTCAGGGCTCATAATACCCTTAAGAATAAGTTGTTTTTCAAGAATAATACTAAAGAGGTAGGAAAATCTACTACGGATACGACGGATAAATTTCCCAAATTTTACCTCATCACGGCTGATTTCAGAAACACGACCAAATGAATACATTGTTTCTGGTTCAAGTCTTGATAAAGGAACCTTTAATGATTTGTATAACTTACGCTGAAAGTACTGTAAATTGGTATCGTCTGTTAGCCCTGCGGCGTTACCACCAGCCATAACATCTACCTCTGTTGAGCGTTCGCCACCTCTCCGTGGGAACCAAAAGTCTTCTGTCATAGTCATCATCTTACGAGAGTCTGAAATCTCACCAGTTGATGAATTGTATTGTAACTTATTCTTATGACGAATCATCATATCTCTTAGATATTGTTCAGCTTTCGATTTAGGTAGGTTGCCAACATCAATATAGAAGATTCTTCTTTCAGGAGCTCTTGTAAGAGTATAAATGACTGTAGCATCCTCAAGCATCCTTAATTGGTTCAGAGGTTTAATAGCTGGGTGCAAATGTCCTAGAACCATTGAATTGTTTTCATTCATAATTCCAGAGGTCACACGAGCAATAGAATCTTTTGATATTCTATAACCTTGTGTATTACCACCTGTCGCACCAGCAGAAGCATTAGTAAACCCACTATCAGAATAAAGATAATATTCATTCTTTAGTTTTTTAGTTGGAATACCCGAATGTGGATCCTTTTTACGCTTATCAATCTGTTTTACCAGCTTAATTTTACGAGGATCAATATATCGTAGTTCAATAATACCTCGTTTTAAATCATCATCATCAATAATAATATGATAATTAAGCCGACCATCCACATAGAACTTATTGAAAATATCGTAGGCATTATTACTAAAATCAAATAACGACAGAACATTTTTAAATTCTTCTGTTACCTTTTCTTTTACCTTGTCAGGTAGATCCGTTTCTTCCAAAACAATTTCAACGACGTCATTATGAACATCAATAGAAATTGCCTCGTTTACAACCTCATCAATCGCCTGCGCAATTTCTGGTTGGTGTGACATACCGCGGTATTTAGTGACAAGTTCGGACTCACTTTTAGCAGCACCCTCCATATCAAGAAGAGTGCCATAAAAGCCACCCAAAGCGTTGCCAACGGTAATGGCACCATCATCATTTAATGGTTCAGCGAAAGACACCGGGGCATTGTCTGCCTCGTCCTCTGGTCGCTTAATCTCAAAGCCAAATAATCGCATATCGTTCCTTTAATAATATAATAAATTTAAGTTTATGTGGTAGGAATACCGGTAACACCCTCTACTCTCCATAGATCGTATTGGAAGGTTACTGTAAACTCTTCGATTGTATCCGTTGCACTCCAATCCATTGGAATACCTTCAACAGATACAGGGAACATTCCTTCAAATATGTATGAACGTAATGCGCCGCCATCCTTACCGAATTGTGTAATGATGCCGTTCGATTTATAATCTTGTGGAAGTGCTCTGGTATTTGAATCATGCGAGTTAATCGCATTGGTCCAAGCTTCCATTGCATTTCTGATTGCAAAATCTTCATCGTTAATAACGGTTACCGTCCAATCTTCAAATACCCTATCGCCTGCATATTTAACATTCCTACCGAAATATGGGACAGTGTAGGCACCCAAGCTAGAGCTTGGGATACCAGCAGCACGTACCATAAAGGGAACCTTAAAGTCAGCCTCAGGAGCAACAGGATTCAAAATTTGACATTGAAAGAGCGTTGGACGAGCACCACCACCTACTAGTTGTGATTTAAACTCGTTTATGTTAAAACTCATATCTTATCTCCTTGGTTTCTTTTATTTATGTCAACTGACCGACGATCTCATCAAATTCCACACCACTTCTAGTAGCGACGAATGTCAATTCAATGACATTGATGGACCTAGCAGGTTTGATAAAGATATTAGCCCGGAACTTATTTTGATCAATTACTGTAGGTGTATTTATTGATTCATCAGAAACAATTCTGAAGTCAATGATACCTCTACGACCCTGAATATCACGAAGGAATGGATCCACCGCATTTTTAAACTGGGTTTGTGTAAATTCATCATTCAGTTCAAACAAGAACGACTGTGCTGCAGTAGCAATAGCTTTTTCAACTGCAATAAACAGTCTGCGAACATTGAGTCGATCGAATGCACTGTTTGCACCAAGACCTGTTTTATCACCAAATAGAACAATACCTTGTCCGACTTGTGATATCACTGGGTTGACATCCTTTGCATAAAGCTGATCACGTTGAGCCTTATCTGGGTTAAATGCAAGTTTAACAACATTTTTGATAACACCCTTACGGAAACCAGCAGGTGATTCCCATGATTCAACACGTGACGAAAGTCCTGCAGTATCACCATTCAGTGGTACCCAGCGATATACATCGTTGTATTTGTCGTAGCGATACTTATAGCCACTATCCATAAACATATATGAAGAGCTTTGCAACTTGTTACGGTATGCAATAACAGCCGTCATTTTAGAGTTTGTGGTTGTACTATCAACTGATGCCTCCTTGGATGGTGAAATATACGCAACACAATCCTTACGATAATCAGCAATATTTGAGATAATGTAGTTTGCAAAGTTACCAGCATTATCGCCTTTACCTTGTAGGACAAAGGAAACATCTAGTTCATTTGCATTTTTAAATGTATCCCATGCCGCACCCATTGCACTTAATGTGACTGTACTTTCAGTGGTACCAGCAACAGCACCTGAGAATGATTCATATTCAGATGTTTTTGCTTCGAAGTGGACAGTATTTGATACCTTAATCCAGGAGGATTGATTTTCGATTACTGTGTGATAATAGTTATCTGTTCCGTCGCCTAATTGAGCACCGGCAGTTGTTGAAAGGTTATTATAAACCTCCAAAACGGTGCCAGCAGCGCCAGAAATTCCACCATCAGAATCAACAACTGCTATATGATAGGCTGAAGCATCTGCGGCTTTACCAAATAGATTACTATACTTCCATTTTCTGGTGATATTAATTTTTCCAGGTAATGATTCTGCAATGGTATATCTGCCAGTAAAATCAAAATCATATTCGAATGCAGTCGCAGCAGCGGTATTTGATTGATCAACCAATGCCACACCATTTCCATCTAGTAGTGTCTCGGAATAACCAGAAACTTCCAATTCTTGGTAACCAGCAGAATCAGAACCAATTACGACTACATCATTAACAGCTACAGAACCTGGAGCAATACGATTTGCCGCAAGTACCTGAATTTGAATTGATGTACTGTTAAACTTCAATTCTGGTTGAGTATTAGCACTGTCTGCCAGATCCACCGCCAGGGCTTCACCAGTTGTAATAAGTGTAGCCTCAAAATCTGAGCCTTTGGCGTATGCAACTTCAATCGAGTTACCCATTTCGCCTTTATATTTTGCTTCGAATGCACCAAATGTGGTATTGGCGGCATCTAATGTACCAATTGAACCTGGGGTGGTACCTTCTACGTATCCGGGTGCTGCTGTATTTGCATAAGCAGTTTCAGCAGTAAAAAATACATCATCCCTACTATCTGCAACCGTGGCACCATTATCGGCACGGGTTACAAAAATTGGATTGGCGTATGCTAGAAAATCAGCTGCAGTAAAGAACGTTTCGAAATTACTATCATCGGGTGTTCCAAATCTACTAACAAGATTATCCTCTGACGTAATAAGAATAGGTTCGTTAACTGGACCCCATCTGAAAACCCCAGCTATTGCGCCGGGTGGTGTTGCGATGGCCGGTACTGTTGCCGATGCGTCCACCTCTCGAACAATAACGGAAGGACTTACGGTAAAAGCCATATCTTTCTCCTTTATAAAATTATTTTAGAAACGGTTTTTTAAATTTCATGTCACTATGTTTATTTATAAAAATATTGTTTTAATAAGTCCAGTCCCTTTCAACCGCTACGAATCCTTCGCTATCACCGTTTTCGTCGCCGATATCTATAAATCCGAAAGGTAGAAGATCTTCTTCTATTTGCTCTTCAGTTTTTTCTCTTAGTGCCATCATCGTATTTATATCAGTCATATCTTTAAAATATCCCTGATCAGTAAGCCAAGCAAAAATGACTAAATTCATAACCAAATCATCATGTGAACCCGATTCTGCTTCGTATGAGTTACCCTTTTTGGAAAAACGTGATAATTCCTGGATAGTATTAAAATCACAAACCAATAACTGATTTTGCTCAATTAACATTTTTAATATAGAACAACCTATTGATTTTACATTCTTGGTAGTTCTGATCCCACTATCAACTGCTTTTCCGAAGCCACTAGATATTCTTTTACCACTACGCCCTGCGTTTTCGGTATAGAGAACATTTTCGTAACCATAATCCATTAATAAAACATCAGCAACCTGTTCACCAATATCGTTGATTTCCACCAATACAGCTGCTTCGTTATAAAAATTGCCTATTCTATATATAACACTTGCAAAATCAACCGGTGTTATAAGGTTATCCCTAAATGTACAAACCTGTTTATAGGGCATTTTTGTAATATCAATTACACTAAATGTTGAATAGTCAAGTCCTTTGCCTCGAGATACATCACATGTCATTGCATATACGTGATCTTCAATTGGTTTTTCATACTGATAGATGTTATCTCTTTCTAATACTGGTCGTTCATACACTAGTTCCTTTAATTTGGAACCATCAATAAGTGTTCCTGAACTACCTAAAAATGCACATTGGTATTCTTGTGCAAACTTTTGTTCGTCATAATCAAGTGCTGCCAGTGTTTCATTTTTCCAATTATCATCCCTGCCGGGAACATCGTTCCACATAACCTTTACAAATTCATAACCATTGGTTTGCTCTTCAGCACCCTTACACGTCTTATAAAAATGATTTAAGCCATTGGGGGTGGATGTCATTAGAAGTTTGGTGGTTTCACCAGATGAAATAGTAGGATAAACAGATGCAAAAAACTCATCGTAGCCTTCAATAAAAGCAACCTCGTCCAGATATAGAAATGAAATTGATTTACCACGAATGGCACTTGAAGAAGTAGTACCAGCATAGATTTTACAACCATTTTCAAGAGTGATGTTACCCTTGTTCCACTCTTCTACTCCTTGCTGAATCCATTTTGGAAGTGCTTCATATGCCAATTGAACTCTACTGAGTACTTCCCTTGCAGAATCACCTTTATTTGCAAGGATAGCGACCGTCTTAAATTCGTTAAAAAGTATGTAATGTAGAATTACGGCCACGGCAGTGGTTGTCTTACCAGACTGCCTAGCTGTAAGTACTGCGACTCGACGGTTGTTTGTGATCTTTGTGGTGATTTCCTTTTGGTAATCATACATATCCATTGGAATCAATCCACGGTCAACATGTACAATTTTAATATAATTTTCTGCAAAGTAAACTGGATTCTGGGCACACTTCATATACTCCTTAATAAGATCCGGTGTGAATTCAATTTCTTCACCAATCTTTTTAAGGTTAGCATTGCCTAGATATCCAACGGAAAGCATTATTCCTCGCCCTCACCTTTGATCATTTTTAAAAGATCTGCTGTCGACACAATCAAGTTGTTGTTGGTGACATTTGATTCTGCCTTAGGACCCGTGTCATCAACAGCGTATTTCTTTTTGGTTGATAGATCGACAAAATCTTTGTTTGCATCCAGCAGAGTTTTCATCAGAGTTGACACCACTTCAAACGCCCGTGGTGACTCGGATTGCTTTGCAATTTCAACCATTTCCTTTACTGCATCATCACCCATCTCAATAATATTTTGGACATTCTGTCTTGCCAGTTCAATATCGTTGATGTTTTGATCATTTGTTTCTTGAACAGCAGGTAAAGTCTCTTCAAATTTTTCTATATTTGCAGGGGTTGGTTCGTCTATTACCTGAGTAACTTCCTTAATTTCTTCGGAAGAATCCTGAAGTTCCGCAAGAGGAACGATACCAAGGGCTTCTGCAATCTTATCTTCACTCATCCTCATTGCCCTTTATCAATTTTTTAGCAGTAATACAAGATCCAAAAGGTCGAGCATAGACTGTCTTGCCCTTATCAGGACTTTCATAAATCATTGGTTCGTTATTTTCTTTTTTATCTTTTTCAACTTTATTCATGTTTTTAATCCTCAGAAGGTGGCTTAGTGCCCCATTTACGCTCATATGTATCATCTGTCGCATATGAATCTGCCCATTTATTTTCTGTAAATCTGGCAAACTCAATTAGCATTTCAATATCATTATCAATCTCATAAAGCCAATCATATATTTTTTCAAAGTCTTCCTGAACTAACGAATTATTGTGCTTAATTCTGGTATCATTATTTTCAATGTGCTTATTTAATGATTTTGTAAGAAAATTTAAATCCTGTCTGAGATCTTTTACATCACGTTCCTTATTAATTTGGCGCTCGACCGCCATTTGTGATGTGAGACCGTCAACCTCAGCCTTTAAAGTTTCTATAGTTTGAGCCTGTTGTGCGGTCCACCAAACAAATGCACTCACTTGCATTACGATTGCTACTACGACACCTATTCCAAATTTTGTATTCATTTTTTATCCTTTTCCCTGTCAGCAACTCTTTTACGCAGATCCGAGGAGGAGAAACGATGGTCACGTTTATTAAAATATAGCTGAATACCACGTGATTTACAAATATCCTTGCCTGTAAAATCCTGTTCTCTATATTCCTCTCCCATAATCTTAACATCAATCTGATACATACTCAAGATATCCTCAAGATCATTTTCAGAACCATAAGGAATAATTTCATCGACATAGCTGACCGCTTTAAGTTGAGTGTAACGTTCTACGACTGTCTGTACTGGGGGATTCTTGTTAGGTCGGTCCATGCTTGGATCAAACTGTAAGCCACATATCAAATAATCACACTGTTCTTTTGCTTCTCTCAGCATCTGTACATGTCCTGCATGCAATAAATCAAAAGTACTTGCCGTAAACCCAATTTTCATTTTCATCCTCATTTAATTACAAATTACAAATATATTTAGACACTTACATTATATAACATTTTTTCTTAAAAGTCAACAAAAACTTTTTTCATTTTTGTATTGACATTATCTTAGTATGGTGTATAATTAGACTATGGTCTATAAAATACAATTAAATATTATTTGGATCATCTACAAATGATACCGTAGCCCAATTATCATCAAAGTCAATATCATTAAAATCAATCGTAAGGTCGGGATCAGTAGTAGGTTCATTATTAGCGGTCATGCCTGGTTGTAAAACAACAGCAGAATCAAATGTATTATTTGCATCAGAAGCAGGTACCGTAGAGGCAACATTTGTCTGAATAAACTTAATGACCTTTCTCTCTTTATTTGGTCCAAAATACCATGCCTTCATTGTGAAGTTAAGTGTCCACATGATGGCTCTTCTTTCCAAAAAATCACCTTCATATATTTCTTCATTTTGGATATCATTTAATACTAATGGAATATCCAATGGATCTAAATCTGGAATCAATTTAACAGTAGAGGTAAATTCTGGATTAAAAAATGGTATGATTTGCTCGACTATCTTTACTGCATCCTCTGCATATGATGCCATAATATTAAGAGAAAATTGAATATTATATGGTGCTGGAACCCAAAAGTAATTTCTACTGCCCGTGGTTTCATTGGCTACTGTCTGCAAGACTCTTCTGGTTGGGGCAAGTTTTCTTTCGCCATCGTAGAACATTGCATTAATTTCAAAGGACATCCTCGGTAGAGTAATTGCCTGTGCTTTAAAATCTGGATCCTGGTTGAGTCTTGCAAGAATCTTTTGATGTGGTGCGTAAGAGATAGGCACAATCATTTCTTGTACGACAACACCTGCATTATCTTTTCTTTTAATTTTCAGCTGATTAAAATATGTTCCAAAAAGAGCAACATATTTCCTTGTGAGCTGGTTATAAAAATGATTTGCTATTGCCATATCATGAATCCTGTATGTCTAATGGTTCAACTTCGATTGTTTCACTAAACGGATCCATTTCTGTAAAGTCAATAATCTTGTCAGCCTCTATTTCAAACTGCCAGTTATCAGCAAGAGGATCTGTCGCCTCTACCGCAGCCAATGTATTAACAGTATTTGCAGTAAGATCTCTGTCAGCAAAATAAGTATCAATGTTTTCACGGCCAGTCTGGAATCTTTCTCCCGACCATTCTGCTAATTCACATTTAAGATCATATATCTGTAAAGCACCCATCTGATAAAATATACTCTCATGCTCGACATGCATAATTTTAAAGAGTTTACCATTTAATGGGAAATAGAAATAATCACCTTCAAAAGGTCTAGTTCTAGCTGGTCTGTCTTTTGTGACAAATCTTTCATATGTTCTAAATGCTACACTAAAGGTAACCTGATCTCTGATTTGTAGTCCAAACTTGGAGAGAAAATCACCTTCGCCTTCAAAACCATCCACATTTTTGACATAACCTTCGAACTCAAATGTTTCATCATAGATAGGCAAATCATCCTCATTCAGAATTTCATCGACAGCTCCACTAGAACGAGTGATGTAAATAAGATCCACACCATAAATTTGAATTGACTCAATAACTAAATCGTCAATTAAATTCTGTTCATTAAAGTTGTCATAATTCTGAAAATAAACATTTGTGGCCATGATTTATCCAATAAAATTATATGTAAGAGGTTGGAGATTACCAATGGCATCCTCTTCCATCCTTTGACGTTCGTCTCTAGCTTCTTGTAATATTTGCTCACCGTTAAATGAAACACCACCTACAAGTTGCATATTACTAAATTTTGTAAGGTTTAAACCCCATTGCTCTCTGACCAAAACCGCAGCATAGTTTTGTAACCAACGATCTGACCAAACATCCGAATATGTGCTAGGATCAATTACATCGTATGCCTCTACGACAATATATTCGCCAACGATTAGATTTGATTTATCAGTATCAATGTGCAATCTATTTACATGCCGATTATATCTAATTAGCGGTCGCCCGACCAAAATCTCTTGCATGAATTCAAGATTCTGCATTGTCATATAATAATGCTGAAGATTATAACTTGTAATATCTTGAATGTTAGTTAATACGAACTGATAGTTTACATTAAAAATGCCAGAACCCGTAGAGATTGAGGACGATAAATCAAAAACTCTTGAAATACCTAGAATGTTTTTAGGCATTTCAATATAGCCATTCTCAACATCAGCCTCAGTAAGTTCATGTTTTAAATAAACTAATTGGCTTCCATTATAATGATAGTCACGCCAAAAGGATACAGCCTCATCAATACGATCCTCTACTTGATCCTCAGATACATTGATCTGAATTACAGGAGCACCGATCTTTCTAAGAATATATTCTGCAAATTCTTGTCTTGTATCAGGTTGTGACATTTATTGTTACCTTACTATAGTTTTATTTTTATTTATATTATTGACCGGACTCAGTTTGATGCCCGTAGTAACCAGTCGCAAGAATATTTGAGCCCCCAGAGTCACTAGCAATTTCAACTTTAACAGAGCCACCAGCAAAGGTCCATGCCGGAACTCCCCATTTAGCATTTCTTGTAGATGACAATGCATGCCAAGTACCTAGTGTATCTGAATTTGCTGGCGTTGGACTATCACCAGCATTTGCTGTAAATCTAATATAATATGTCTGTGAAGGACCTGCGTTAACCCAAGAACCTTGTTGTGCGTCACCTGTACTATCACCAATTCTCCAAATTGTTCCGTCTGACCTAAACTCCCAGCCGATGATGATGGGAACCCCAGGTGTTAGTCCAAATGCATATATTGGGAATGATGAAGTACCACTAAGGCTAACAGTCTCAGTAGGAACATTACCAGTGTTATCCCACGTAAAGCTATATCTACCGCCTGTGCCGAGATTATAATGAGTTACCGGTGTGTCTGTTGTTTTTTGTCTCATGAAAAATCTCAACCATGCAGTCCCTGATGTGGAATCAGTTTTTTGCCAAAACCATTTGCGATCAGTTACCACACCATCTCCTGCCGGCAAATCCAAGTATGTATTTAATGAATCACTTCCAGATCCATTTGGTGTATCACCGGATGACAGTTGCATGTAAATTTGATATTGAGATCTTGTGCTAGCTGGGGCAGGCGGTCTACCACCGTTCCATTCTCCAATATAGTATTTTCCACCGGGGTATTGATTCCCAAGCCCGTATATTTTACCATCTTGATTAAATTCAATACCTGGGTCTGCGGATGTATTATCAGTATCACTTATATTAATATTGGAAAGAATCTGTGCGTTTGGATAAACACCAACATTTCTATTCTTTATCTGAACCATATCCTCGGGTTCTCTTATTCGATTATATACATTTCTTTCATAATCCAAGAATCCTCCTCCACTACCAAGCAATTGTGTAGAGTCTGGCCATCCATAAGTATCTCTAATAGATACCCATGCAAGAGGCTGACCGCCATAAGTTCCAAGAGCAAGCCGGTGGTTATACGAAAAGAGTCCAGATCCTATAAAGATCTGTGTATTCCATGACACAGATGAAGATGTAAAGTATTGACCTTGTGATGTACCATCAATATTAAAGAAACAAAGCACTCCATTTGAATTGCTTTTTGCATCAACTGATCCTACAAAAATTCGTGCATCTTCTACTTCAAGTAATGCACCAAATGCCTCTGCTGTCCCGGCAGTAAAGGAACTAAAATCTAGTGTTTTAAGCCATTTACCATTTAAATCGTGTATGTAAACATTACCTTGTGTAGTTGTATCATTATCATTATTAGCACTACTACCGGCATAGCCTGGAGCACTAATAAAAATTCTATCATACGCTATTCGAACTCTATAACCAAATTTATTATTATCTGCTTTATTTGCAATAATTTCTTCAATAGTGTTTATGAGTTGGCCATTTAAATCATAGACATATACTTTGCCACGGTGGCGTCCCGTATTTCCATCAGTCCAAGCATTGGCATTTACAGATGTATCTGACCAGTATGGATTTGCAACTACAATTCTACCACACCCAATTTCAGAACATTCACCGTATCCTGCATAGTCAGTAGGTGGTGCAACCCCTGGTGTAAGATCTGGGTCATACAATACACCTGCTATTTGAGCATGCTCATTAAGTAATACCGTATTGTATTTGTGGTAGCCACCACCAGTAACTCCATTATTGCTGGCATCAGCTCTCATGGAAACTAATCCATGTGCATATCCAGAATATTCCTGCGAAAGACCCCATATAGTCAGAATTGAAGTACTTCCAGTAATTCTGTCTGAAATCTCATCATCTGTAATTTCGGCATGTACATTTCCAAAATAATCAAGTAATTGTGCCGACCCTAGCGTCCCAAAGCCAGAGCTGGTCCAAATCATACCATTTGTGCCGCGCTTAAAGCTTCCGGTAGACAGACTATTAGCTAAATCTACTCCTCCAGTAGAGCTACCTGGCGAGGGTATCCCTGGGGCGAACAATACGTTAGCTGCAGCTGCACCGTTAGATGGTTGGCTGCTATAAGCATTGATAAAATTTAGACCAGGATATCCTGGTGAACCAGAAGTTAGTGTAGATTCAAAACTTGGAGGTGGTGATCTGAAAATACCGTCATTATATTTAGCTATTAAGTGGCCAAATGCATTATCTTTTGACAGTTCAACACCCCAGGCACCAAGCGTTGTAGTAGATCCGAACGCAAAAAGCCCACCAGATCCTTGTATTCCGCCACTGGTGGAAAATCCTAAGGGATTTGCCAGATCACCTCCTACAAAAGAACCTGCTGTGCCGAGACTTCCCATCTTACCCATAAAAATACCTGGGTTGGATGTAGCTCCTTGGTATGATCTAAATGCCATTTATAATACCTTAAAAGGAAATGTTGTTGAAGTTTGAAAATGTCGATACATCATTTAAATCAATAGCTTCTAATCTCTCAGCTACCTTCTTTTTCCTTCCTATGAGATTTCCAATAATCTGATCGTTTTCCTCTGCTTTTGCTAGAACCTTAGGAGCAAGAATTGCAACTGTGGTTTCTCTTGCATCTGCAATTGCGGTCAGTAGTGGAGTTGATACTGAATTGTCAGCTGTATATGCTAAGGCTTCTACTCTTTGCTGTGCAAATGTTGATCTTTCAGCCTCAGAATAGCCATTATTATTTGCTGCCATAACTAATTGAGTAAATGACCCTTCTGCCTCGGATTTTTTTGCTATTTTATAAGTCTTCGCCGCAGCAATTTTTTCTTCATCAGTTGTAAATCTATCAAACGCCTCAAGTTGTGTTGTCCAGACACCATCAACCAGTGAAACACCAACTGTACGAACCGCCTGATCCCAATTTAAAGAAGGTACGTCTCCTTGTTCTACTATCACATAATCTGATGGGAGATTTGATCTTAGATTTTCTAGTTCTGGGTTTTGTTTAATTGCGGCCAATAGTTCTGGGTGTTGAAAATGATCCAGAATAGGAAACTCTGCTATCTCATTTGTATCTGGATTGATCTTAGCAATACGATAAGACATATTATAATTCCTCTAATTTTGTGTTACACCTGTGGACCGTTCAATAAGCCCATCATAGGTTGTTGGTATTTTAAATATATTTATACACGCCCCTGTTGTATTCCAGTTGTTAGAAAGTACTAAGAGACCATAGCCAAGAGATATTTTTGTGCTCGCATAGCCGAAGCCGGTCGAAAAAGAGGTCCCCGCTGTGTCGTCCGTTGCGTTTGTGTTGCCTAACATATCTTCTGCATATACTACATCAATAAATCTACCGTTAATATCATAAAGTTCCGTTGGGGCAAATTGGTCAGTAGAATTAGGTGCTGAAGAAACTGTCCCAGCAGGATAAAACGCGCGGCTTGCAATTATGCCGCCGTATATGCCACATCCGTACTCTTGATACGGTTGGCTAAAAGTACTATCTGTTGGAGAATCTTGGCATCCCAAAATAGAAAATTGATAATTACCATCCATATCATAAATATATCTTGCACCAATCATCCGCGACGAGGGGTTGGCGACATTCCTGGCTGATATCATTATTCTACCAGATCCTATCTTTATATCTTCTCCGATTTTTAAACTTGTCTGCAAAGAAGTTGAAAAATTTGTCTGCCATGGGTGATAAAGTATCTTTTCAAAATTTCCGTTGAGATCAAACATATGAACCTGACCCATATTTCCTTGCGATGCAGCCTGATTGGGGGAATATTGGACAGCTGTGTCCAGTGCCGAAACAACTATTTTTCCGTATCCAATCGCTTGCTGGGCAGTATTTGTTCCACCGTATGTCCGGCCACCAAAACTTGCGCTGAAAAATGGTCTATCGTAATCATAAACCATTGGGTCTGGATTCCCAAATGAATTTGATGAAGTAGTGCTATAATATTCCATCTCATTCTTCCAGAGAAGATTAGGACATATTATATTTCCGTTATAATCGTATATAGTAGCATTTCCTTGGAATGAGCCTGTTCCGGGGTCACCTGGATATCCAGGGTCTCCGTCAGGCGGCGTAAATCTGTAGTTTCCACTAGCTCTTTGTCTACCGACTACTATTCTTCCACAACCTGCCGCTGCGGCCATACCAAAAGAATCTGAAGATGTATATAAAGTAGATGGAATAGGAAGTGTGCGCAATAAATTGCCCATTTGATCGTAGACATATGTTCTACCGACATCAAGGTCGCCTCCATTATCGTATGCATTAGGATCATTATCATAATCATTTGAATTTACTATAAGTAAACCGTCAACACAGTAAATACCCCAACCAAATCCAGTATTACCCGATAAACTAGTTTCAGGAGCATCTATTCTTCCAAGATAATCTCCGTCAAAACTAAACATATGAACACAGCCCACATCACTATTGTATGTATGGTTACCTACAAATATTCTGCTTTCGCCTATTGCAGTACCACCTGCGCCAAAATAAGGTTCTGGTGTAGGCGGTTGAACAGTAATACAAGATGCTTGAATATCACCTGCAGTGTAATTACTTAGAGTCGGCAGGTCACCGATGGATTCTGGATATCCAACTGACAACTGTACATTATCTATGGTTGTCAGTATCTCTCCTGCATTCCCAATGTGTTTGTTGCCTCCATAACCGGCGCCTAATGGTGTTTTAAATCCCATATTTTATTATCCTATCCGCTATATACTT